TAGAACCCCCCGGCTTTAAATTTGGTTCCATGCCCTTTTCTGTGCTATATATCCAACAACTTGGGCCAAACCCCATGCAGATGGAACCACACGTGCCAGACATAGAAGAGGACATCCCTCTTCCCAAGAACGCATCCGATGCGTTGCCGGAGCTATCTGCCCGTGAAGAACTGGATGGCATAGCCCATACCATCACCGATTTGTGTGAGATGACCGGCACTACCCTGCAGGTAGACCCCTCCGATGTCGAAGAAGGCAAGAAAATTGCCAAAGACATCATCCAAAACCCTAAAACACGCCCAAATTACAATGCATTACGGGACAGTACTAAGGCGGTACTGGCCGGAATGGTGGCAAAATACGACTTTGAAGTGGTCGAAGACCTCGTCCAACTGAAGAATTTTGTCGTAAACGCTCTGTTGGATGAGTACAACAACGCCTCAGAGAGCAAAACCCGTATTCAGGCGCTCTCCAAGCTTGGTGAAGTAGATGGTGTAGACGCTTTCAAGAAGCGGACGGAGACCACACACATCATTAAGCCCATCGAAGAGGTGGAAAAAGAGCTTATGTCGGTGCTGGAGGGTATCGAGTACCGGGTGATTGAGGAAAAGGAGGTAATCGGTGGTTAAGTTGGCCGCTAAAGAGACCGTGCAGGACCGCCTTTCGTACTGCGACCCGTGCGAACACAACAAATTGGGCATCTGCAAGCAGTGTGGATGCATTATTCAGGGGAAAACCCGGCTTGCTGACACGTCTTGCCCGATTGGGCTGTGGGGCAAAGAAGAATTTGGCATCAAATCGCTGGTCGAAGACTAAATCTAGTGCAACTCACCGCTGAAAACCTGCAAAAGCTGAAGTTGGCGCTGCCAAACCTGCCGGACAAAGAGAAACGGCGGGTGGCGACCCTCCTGAAGCAGTATCAAAGCCAGATTACGCAGAAGTTGGGCAAGGATTCCTTCCTCGACTTTATACATCACGTATATCCCGGCTATAAGGTCGGCCCTCACCACAAACGGCTCGCCAAGATTTTTGAAGACATAGCCGATGGGGTAAAAAAGCGCGTAATTGTTAACATTGCGCCGCGACATGGTAAGTCTGAAATGATTTCTTACCTTGCCCCTGCTTGGTTTCTGGGCAAATACCCGCAGAAGAAAGTGATTATGGCCTCCCACACTGCCGATCTGGCGGTGAACTTCGGTAGGCGTGTGCGTAACTTGGTCGGGAGTGACCTGTACCGTGATATTTTCCCTACCGTCGAGCTTCAGGCTGATTCAAAGAGTGCTTCTCGTTGGGGCACTAATTTTAACGGTGAGTACTTCGCTATTGGTGTCGGCGGTGCTCTTGCTGGTCGCGGTGCCGACCTTTTTATTATTGATGACCCTCACTCTGAGCAGGAAGCTAAGCAAGGACGTGCGGATGTCTTTGAACCGGCTTGGGAGTGGTTCCAGTCAGGTCCCGTACAACGATTGATGCCGGGTGGTGCGATCATCGTGGTGATGACTCGTTGGTCCAAAATGGATCTGACGGGCAAGATCATCGACCACATGACCAAGAACGAGGATGCGGATGAGTGGGAAGTGGTGGAATTTCCCGCGATTCTGAACGATAAGCCGCTGTGGCCTGAGTTCTGGGGGATCGATGAGTTGCTGGCTAAAAAGGCCAGTATGGACGTGCGGTATTGGCAAGCCCAGTACATGCAGGAGCCGACCTCCGAAGAGGGTGCGCTCATCAAACGGGAGTGGTGGCAGACGTGGGAGGCAGAGTCCCCGCCGTCCTGTGAGTTCATCATCATGTCCTTGGACGCCGCCCAAGAAAAGAACACCCGTGCGGACTACAACGCCTTGCTCACGTGGGGCGTGTTTAAGAACGAGAGCACGCAGAACTACAACATAATTCTGCTCAATGCGGTCAAAGAACGCTTGGAGTTCCCAGAGCTTAAGGCCCTCGTGCTGGAGGAGTACAAGGAGTGGCAGCCCGATAGTTTCATCGTGGAGAAGAAATCTAACGGTGCGGCGCTGTATCAGGAGATGCGGCGCATGGGTGTGCCGATATCGGAGTTCACACCGGGTAAGGGCCAAGACAAGATCAGCCGAGTTAACGCGGTGACGGACCTCTTTTCGGCGGGTATAGTCTGGGTGCCCGACAGACGTTGGGCATGGGAGGTCGTGGAGGAATGTAATGATTTCCCCTCCGGGTCGAATGACGACTTGGTGGACGCGACCACGCTCGCCTTACTGCGCTTTCGGCAGGGGGGCTTTATTAGGTTGCCATCGGATGAGCCGGAGCCAACGAAATGGTTCAAGAGCCACCGAGGCGCTGGGTTCTATTAGGAGATTTAAATGGCCGTCGATAAAAGTTTGATGGAGGCTCCCCAAGGCATCGCGGCTATGGCTGCGGAGATGGAGCCGATTGAGATTGAGATCGTGGACCCTGAAGAGGTTCGCATCGGCATCGATGGGATGATGATCGAGTTGGAGAAGGCAGAGCCTCGCGCTGAGGACTTTGATGCCAACCTCGCCGACTACATGAGCGAGAACGAGCTACAGAGCATGGCCTCTGAACTGATCGGCAACTACGAGCAGGACCTCGCGAGCCGCAAAGACTGGCTGGATACCTACGTCAAAGGTTTGAAGATTCTGGGTATTCGCTACGAGGATCGGACGGAGCCGTGGCCGGGTGCGTGTGGCGTGTTCCACCCGCTCCTGATGGAGAGTGCGGTCAAGTTCCAGTCTGAGACGATCATGGAGACGTTCCCGGCGATGGGTCCGGTGAAGACCAAGATTGTCGGCAAAGAAACCCCGGAGAAGAAAGATTCTGCGATTCGTGTCGGTGACGACATGAACTATCAGTTGACCGAGGTGATGAAGGAGTACCGCCCGGAGCACGAGCGCATGTTGCTCAGCATGTCTCTTGCCGGTAACGCGTTTAAGAAGGTGTACTACGATCCGTCACTGGGTCGTCAGACTTCGATCTACATCCCCGCCGAAGATATCGTGGTGCCCTACGGTGCTGCGAACTTAGAAACGGCGGAGCGTGTTACGCACCGGATGCGTAAGACGAAGAATGAACTACACAAACTTCAATACGCTGGGTTCTATCGGGACGTGGATCTCGGTGAGCCGATGCGTGTCATGGACGAGGTCGAGAAGCAGAAGGCCGAGGATCAAGGCTTTAGTGCTTCGATGGACGACCGGTTCCAGTTGCTGGAGATGCACGTCAATTTGGACTTGGCGGGCTATCCGGATGTGGACGACGACAACAACGAGACAGGGATCGCACTACCGTACGTGGTGACGATTGAGAAGGGAACAGGAACGATTCTGGCGATTCGACGAAACTGGAGAGAAGACGATGAACTCAAAGAAAAGCGACAACACTTCGTCCACTACGGATACATTCCCGGATTTGGATTTTACTATTTCGGCCTTATACACCTCATCGGGGGACATAGTAAGGCTGCAACGTCCCTCCTTCGACAACTTATCGATGCAGGAACTCTCTCAAATCTCCCCGGAGGACTTAAGTCCCGAGGACTACGTATTAAGGGAGACGATACTCCGATTGCACCGGGAGAGTTCCGAGACGTAGACGTACCTTCGGGCGCGATCAAGGACAACATCCTTCCGCTTCCGTATAAGGAGCCATCGCAGACTTTGGCGATGTTGATGGACAAGGTGGTCGAGGAAGGCCGCCGCTTCGCTGCGGTGTCGGATCTGAAGATCTCCGATATGTCCTCGCAGTCTCCGGTGGGCACGACACTCGCTGTACTTGAGCGCGTGTTGAAGGTGATGACGGCGGTGCAGGCTCGCGTGTACTACGCGATGAAACAGGAGTTCAAGCTCCTCGCCACAATCATCCGAGACAATACGCCAGAGGAGTACAGCTACGAGCCGGAGGTTGGTAAGGCCAGCGCGAAGAAGTCGGACTACGACAACGTCGATGTCATTCCGGTCTCAGATCCGAACGCGTCCACCATGTCGCAGAAGGTGGTGCAGTACCAAGCTGTGTTGCAGCTAAGTCAGACCGCGCCGCAGCTTTACGATCTTCCGTATCTACATCGCCAGATGATCGAGACTTTGGGCGTGAAGAACGTCGATAAGATCATTCCGATGCCGGAGGATCAGAAGCCTCGCGATCCGGTGACAGAGAACATGGATGCCATCACGGGCAAACCGCTCAAGGCGTTTATGTATCAGGATCACGAAGCCCACATCGCAGTGCACATGGCTTTGGGACAAGACCCGAAGATGGCGCAGATGATTGGACAGAATCCGATGGCGCAGCAGATCACATCAACTCTGCAGGCGCACATCATGGAGCACGTGGCGTTCCAATACCGCCGCGAGATCGAGAAGCAGTTGGGTGCCAGCCTCCCGGCGCTTCCGCAAGACGAGAACGAGGAGTACGACCTGCCGCCAGAGATCGAGGTTCAACTATCTCAGATCAGTGCTGCGGCAGCAGCGAGACTCCTGCAGAAGGATCAGGCCGAAGTGCAGATGCAGCAGGCGATGCAGCAGATGCAGGACCCGCTCGTGCAGATGCAGCAGATGGACTTGCAGATCAAACAAATGCAAGCCGAAACCAAGCGGATGCAGGCGCAGATGGAAGCTCAGGCCAAGCAGGAAGAGCTTCGACTCAGAGAGCAGCAGATCCTGCTCGATGCGGCTTCAAAAGAAGACATCAATCGACTCAGAGAAGCAGAAATCTCTGGCCGTCAGCAGCTTGAAGCCGCCCGTCTCGGTGCGGAGATTCAGCAGCACAAGGCGGAAGAGTCGAACTATCAGCAACTTGAAGGGACCCGGTTGGGCGTCGAGATTGCCAAGGCGAAGGACCAACAGGAACAACGCCGGATCAATCCAATGGCTAGCAGTCCCAGATCGAGGAAAGAAGGCCAACCAAAGGAGTAATTAATGGGTTATTCAAACGCTCTGGAATACTTGGACTCAAAACTCCAAGACGAGCGCACATTGATCGTAGAAACGCTGATCCAAGGCAAATTGGATGAGGCGGAGTACAAAAGACTTTGCGGGGCGTTACAGGGTCTCGACCTCGCACGGAACCACATTAAAGACCTTGCAAAACGCTTGGAGCGCGACGATGAGTAATATCGACATTGAGAAAACGCAGGAGGAAGCCAAAAAGGCTTCACAACTGCCAGACCCGAAGGGCTATCGAATCCTCTGTGCGGTTCCGCACGTCGAAGAGGAATACGAAGGCGGCATCATTAAAGCTGAGGACACCAAACGAACTGAGGAAATGACTACGGTCGTTCTGTTCGTCATCAAGATGGGTGACCTTTGCTACAACGATAAGGAACGGTTTCCCACCGGACCTTGGTGTAAAGAGGGCGATTTCGTCCTTACCCGCCCCTACGCCGGTACCCGACTGGTCATCCACGGACGTGAGTTCCGCATCATTAACGACGACACGGTGGAAGCAGTTGTAGACGATCCCCGTGGCATTCGTCGCGTTTGAGGTAAAACATCATGGCTAATGAAGAATATAAGTTCCCCGACGAGATTGAAGAAAAAGCTGAGCAAAAACAAGACGATAGCGACGATATTCAAGTCGAAATCGAAGACGATACCCCGCCAGAAGACCGGGGCCGAGTCCCTATGCCCAAGGAGGTTGTAGAGGAACTCGACAACGATGACCTTGAGGAGTACTCCGAGAAGGTTAAGAAGCGCCTCTCCCAGATGAAAAAGGTCTGGCACGACGAGCGCCGAGAAAAGGAGCGGGCTATCCGAGAGCGTGAAGAGGCTCTTCGGTTTGTACAACTCCGAGAGCATGAGCTTAAACAACTTAAAGAACGGTCCGAAGTCGATAAGAAAGCTGTCAGAGAGCACGCTATCAAGACTGCTAACGTCGAACTAGGCGTTGTTAAGGAACGGTTGAAACAGGCTTACGAGTCTGGGGATTCCGAACAGATTGCTAATGCTCAGGAGGCGATGACCGACATCAAGCTGCGCCTCCAACGTATAGAACATTTCGCACCTGCTTTACAAAAAGCAGAGGAAAGAGTAGAACAGGTTCCACAGGTACCGACGCCCCAAGCTGCGCCTGAACCGCAAGCGGACCCAAAAGCCGTTGCGTGGAGGGACAAAAATACTTGGTTTGGCGTAGACGAGGAGATGACTGCCCTCGCACTCGGCCTGCACGAAAAACTAGTCCGGTCTGGTGTAGATCCTCGTTCTGACGAGTATTACCGCCGAGTCGATGAGACTATGAAGAAGCGATTCCCGGAAGCGTTTGACGACGCCGAAGAGGATGAGCCGATTCAAACGAAGCAGGCACAAAAGCCCGCTCGCACAAAACCAGCCAATGTAGTGGCTCCGGTAACGCGGGGAACCGCGCCGCGTCAGGTCCGCCTGACACCGACTCAAGTTGCTATCGCCAAAAGACTGGGTCTGAGCAACGAACAGTACGCACGTGAACTTATGAAACTGGAGGCTAACTAAAATGGCTGAGAACAGACTCGCTCGTGAAATCGAGAACAGAGAGTCCACGCAACGAAAGATGACGTGGGCCCCGCCCCAAACGCTCCCTGAACCGGAGCCGCAGGAAGGCTGGGTATTCCGCTGGATTCGGACCAGTATTATGGGTCAAGCAGATCCCTCTAATACGTCTGCAAAGTTTCGGGAAGGTTGGGAGCCGGTTAAGGCTTCTGAACAACCCAAGTTGATGATGCAAGCCGACCCCAATGGACGTTTTAAAGACAACATTGAGATCGGTGGATTGTTGCTCTGTAAGGCTCCGGCTGAACTGATGAAGCAGCGTGATGATTATTACGCCAAGCAGGCTCAGTCTCAGATGCAGTCTGTGGACAACAACTTTATGAGGCTGAACGACGAGCGTATGCCCCTCTTCACTGAGAAGAAGACTACGGTCTCGTTCGGCAAGGGCAAATAACTTATTTTGGAGTGATCAATGGCATATCCTACTGTTAGCAAGCCGTATGGCTTGAAACCGGTCAATCTGATCGGTGGACTGCCGTTTGCCGGAGCGACCCGTCAGCGTCGTATCGCTTCCAGTGCGTCAAGCATTGGTTTCGGTGACCCGCTGAAGTTTGTCAATGACGGCACGGTAGCTGTAACGACCGAAACCTCAACGGCTCCGACCACCGGTTTTGCTGGTGTGTTCTTGGGCTGTTCGTTCGTGTCCTCTGTGACGGGTCAGCCGACCTATTCGCAGTCGTGGATTTCGGGCACTTCGGTCAAGTCTGGCACCTACATCACGGCGTACGTCGCTGATGATCCGAATACGCTGTTCCAAGCGGTCGGTGTGACGGCTTCGTTGGTGGTTTCCACCTCGACCGGTTTCACCTATTCGAGCATCGGTCTGAACGTGCCGCTCGTGGCGAATACGCTGAACACGACAAGCGGCGACTCTCAGCAGGGTCTCCTCGTGGGTTCGGTCAACACCACGGCGTCGCTGCCGATTCGCATCGTTGATGTGGTTCAGGACTCGGCGTTTGAAGTGAGCGGTACCGTGTACTACCCGGAAGTCATCGTGAAGTTCAACGCTCCGTACGTTGATTCCGGTGTCATCACGGGCGGCCACGCTTACAACAACCCGGTCGGACTTTAATAGGGAGTTCTAAGACATGGCTATTTCACGTGCACAATTACTTAAAGAGCTCCTGCCGGGCTTGAATGCCCTGTTCGGCCTTGAGTACAAGACCTACGGCGAAGAGCACAAGGAGATCTACGAGACGGAGACCTCCGAGCGTTCCTTCGAAGAAGAGACGAAGCTGAGCGGATTCTCCGCTGCCCCGGTTAAGGCCGAGGGTGCCGCCATTGCGTATGACAACGCGCAGGAAGCTTGGACGGCTCGTTACAACCACGAGACCATCGCTCTCGGCTTCTCCATCACGGAAGAGGCGGTTGAAGACAACCTGTACGACTCGCTCAGCAAGCGTTATACGAAGGCTCTTGCTCGCGCTATGGCGTACACGAAGCAGGTCAAGGCGGCCTCGGTCCTTAACAACGGCTTCTCTTCGTCCTACACGGGCGGTGACGGTCAGCCTTTGTTCTCGGCCAGCCACCCGCTGGTTACCGGCGGTGTCAACAGCAACCGTTTGACGGCTTCGGATCTCAACGAAACCTCGTTGGAAGCGGCTGTCATTCAGATCGCTGGTTGGACCGACGAGCGTGGTCTCTTGATCGCGGCGAAGCCCAACAAGCTCATCGTGCCCCCGGCTTTGATGTTCACTGCTAAGCGCCTCCTCGATACGGAACTCCGTGTCGCGACCGCTGACAACGACATCAACGCCCTCAAGGCGATGGGTTCGATTCCGGGCGGTTACACCGTCAACCACTTCCTGACTGACACGAACGCTTGGTTCTTGACGACCGACGTTCCGAACGGCATGAAGCACTTCGTTCGCACCCCGCTGCAAAACAGCATGGACGGCGATTTCGACACCGGCAACGTCCGGTACAAGAGCCGCGAGCGTTATAGCTTCGGCTGGTCGGACCCGCTGGGCATGTTTGCCTCGCCGGGCGCGTCCTAATAGCTTTCTCCTGAGAGGGTAAGCGTTGAGGGGTTACAAGTTCCTAGAGGCTTGTAGCCCCTCTTTTTTGGTGTTATACAGTCGTTCATCGGGAAAATTTTTTGCTTATCAGACAGCCCCGACTGACGACATGCAGACTGATAAGCACAACTCGCATGTGAGGTTTTGAAAATGGCTACTACTACGTTTTCCGGCCCGGTTGTTTCGCAAAACGGTTTTCAGTCCGACACGCTCGTGATTGGCAGCACCGTGATGACTTCGGGCAGCGCCGTTTCTGGCACGGTTGGTGCGACCCAGTTGGGTTACATCCCGGTCAGCATTAACGGGACCACTAAGTACATCCCGCTGTACACCAGTCTGACTCTGTAAGATTTCGTTGGGGGCGTAAGCCCCCTTCATCCATTACAGGAGATTAGACATGACAATGCAAACAGATGTCCTATCGGCACATACTGAAGCAACTGGCACTTTGGTGATTGGACGGTACCGATTGAAAGGGTACCAAGGTTTAGCGGCGTTTAGCGGTGCCGGAGATGTTACTTTTCGGGATGGTGGAGCAACCGGCCCCATTCGACTTCGGTATAACATTCCCGGAAATACTAACAACCCATATTCGACCCTTATTCCGGGCCAAGGAATTGTGTTCTATACAGACATCTATGTAGAACTTCCGACTAGCGCGACAATTACGGTGTTTTATGGCTAAGTCACCGGCTTGGCAACGTGCCGAAGGCAAGAATCCCAAAGGGGGTTTAAATGCCAAAGGCCGTGCTTCTTATAACCGGGCGAACCCCGGTAAGCCGGGACTCAAGGCTCCGCAGCCTGAAGGCGGACCTCGTAAGAAATCCTTCTGTGCCCGGATGTCGGGGATGAAGAAGAAACTCACGAGCGCCAAGACTGCGAACGATCCCAACAGTCGTATCAACAAGTCCTTACGTGCATGGAAGTGTTAAGACATGGACATGCTTGTTTGGAACCTTGCGCTTAGTGGGGTCGTAGCCGTGATTGGGTACGTTATGAAAGAAAAGTCAGACGAATTAAAACGGCTGAATATTCTTCTTAACAAAACCCGTGAAGAAGTGGCTAGAGAGCACGTGACCCGTGCTGAAGTTCGTGCTGATGCCCAATTACTTCTCGATAGGCTTGATCGGTTGGAGCAGAAGATTGACAGGCTTGTGGAGCAGCATCGTGCCCAGTAAGTCCGGCAAACAGCATAGATTGATGGCCTTGGTCGCTAATGATCCGAAGGCGGCTAAGCGATTGGGTATCCCCGCAAAAGTGGGGAAAGAGTTCATGAAGGCCGACAAAGGCCGCAAATTTAGGAGCAAATCAAAATGAGCAAAGGTCCAAAAACGCGTGGGTCATATGGCCCGACGAGTCCCCGTGGCATATACAGCCGTTCGATGGCGGCTCCGGGCATGAGCCTTGATATGCCGGATAAGGTTGTTAAGAAGGCGAAGGGCGGTATGGCTAAGTCAGGCGGTTCTTATCGAAAAGCCGCTGATGGCATTGCTCATAAGGGCAAGACCAAAGGCAAGATGATCAAAATGATGAAGGGCGGCTACTGTGGCTAGCAAAAAGCTGAGTGAGATGACCGACGAGGAACGCTACGGCAAAGTCGGCGCGGAAATTCGTCGCCTTGATCCGGAAGCGTATAAAAACCGCCCACGATCAATGGAAGGTAATCTTAAACTGCTGAAAGAGTTGCGAGCCAAGGGCAAAGAAACTCCCGCTAGCGCAGCGCCTGCTACCCCTGCAGCACCAATTCCGAAAGGCCCAACCACTCGTGGTGGTCGCCGGGCGTCTGCAGGAGAGACGGAAGCGAGTAACCGCCGTATTGAAGATCAGATGATCGCCAAGCGGGCTACCGCAGCGATGGAGCGTAATCGTTCGGCGCTTCCGAGTGACCGGGCGACTAACTTCCGTACTCAGGCTGAAGAGACCGGTATGGACGCTGAGCAGCGTGCAGCCAAAGCGCGGGGCTACGCTAAAGACATCGCTATGACGGCGGGTGCAGCCAAGCTCGGTTCCGCTGCAGGTTCTGCTTACGGTCGTACGGCTGGGCAGTTCCGTAGAGCCGGTGACAAGATATCGGAGATGGAGGGCAAGGTTCTTGCCCGCAAAGACATCCCGTCGTACTCGGAGCGTTATCGTGCGAGCGAGTCTGCAGCGGCTCGTCGTGCTTCATCCCCGAGGCGTAAGCGTGAAGAGGCTGAGCGCATGTTGGACGAGAAATTGTCCTCTGACATGGCGGGCGGCTACAAGCGCGGTGGCAAGGTCAAATCTTCGGCTTCTAGCCGTGCTGACGGTATCGCTAAGCGGGGCAGAACCCGAGGACGGTACATCTGATGATGGCGTGTCGCGGCATGGGCGTGATTGCCCCCAGTAAAGTTCCTAGGGCCAAGCGTCGTGGGGACAATAAGCCTGTTGAGGGCACTGGGGAGCCAATCCGCCACGCAAAAGGCGGCAAGGTGAAGAGCAAGGTCAACGCGGCTGGCAACTACACTAAGCCGAGTATGCGGAAGAGTCTGTTTAATAGTATTAAGAATAGTGCGGTTCAGGGTACGGCAGCAGGCCAGTGGTCAGCGCGTAAGGCGCAGTTGTTAGCCAAGCGGTACAAGGAGAAGGGCGGTGGATACCGGGACTGACATCGAACTTTTTAAGGCGCAAGTTCAGGCTGAACTCAATCGGCTTGAGGCTAAAGCGTCTGCTAAGACTGTTGCTGGTAAGGCTATCGGCAAGGACGGTCTAAAGTACATTACGGCCATCGTCGTAATTGGCGTCGTCTCTAGCCTCTTCTTGGATAACGACAAGATCGCTGCCGTGATGGGTTTGCTTGGCGCGTCTCTGACTGCTTTGATCTCCATGCTTAATGGCATTGCAGGCACGGTGGAGAAGGAAGAGAAGCCTGAGTACGCGGTTATCAAGGAACTTATCGCCAAGTTGGATCGGCTGGATCGCAAAGAGATGCCGATGAGGGTTGATGTCGAGGGCGACCATGTGACCGTCACTAAGGGTGATGATGTGGTTAGGGCAAGCAAGTGAACATGCAGAAGATTGTAGATATGTTGTTTCCGGTTCTTCTGGCCGCCGTTGGCTGGCTATTGGCCGAGATTGCATCATTCAACAATCGGCTGATTGCTATCGAGTCGAAGATTCCGATCCTCATTACCGAAGACGGCGTGCCGACCGACAGCCCGTTGAGCGCCTCCAAGCGGCAGGAACTCAAGGACGATCTGATGGAAGACATCCATGACTTGCAGGTGCGGGTCAAGTTGATGGAAGAGCGCGGCAAATGAAGTCCCCGCAGCAGTCCTTAAAGGCTTGGGGCGACCAGAAGTGGAGAACGAAGAGTGGTAAACGATCTTCTGACACGGGTGAAAGATATCTTCCAGAAGCTGCGATCAAAAGTCTCAGCCCTGCTGAATACGCCCGAACCACAGCGGCCAAACGTCGCGGAAAGGCCCAAGGTAAGCAGTTCGTCGCGCAGCCGAAAGGTATCTCCGAAAAAACCCGTGCGTATCGTCAAAGGGGTAAGTAAACGTGGTTGATAGAACATCAGCAACGACAGACTTTAACCTCGACCTCAATACGCTTATTGAAGAGGCTTTTGAACGTTGCGGTGCTGAACTGCGGACGGGATATGACTTTCGGACCGCCAAGCGCAGTCTTGCCCTTTTGTTGATGGACTGGGCGAATCGGGGCATCAATCTCTGGACGCTGGAAGAAGGTCAGCAAATCCTGACTTATAACCAAGGTACGTATGATCTGCCGGTAGATACGGTTGACCTGCTCGATCACGTGATCCGTACCGGGTCTGGCACGAACCAGCAGGACATCAACATCTCGCGCATTTCGTCCAGTACCTACCTGTCCATTCCGAACAAGAACGCGACGGGGCGTCCGATTCAGATCTGGATTAATCGCCGTACGGGTGCGACGAATGCGGCTGGTGTGGTGCAGTACCCCCAGTACACCGTGTGGCCGAAGCCGGATAACAGCACGACTTGGACGCTGGTCTACACGCGTTTGCGGCGGATGCTGGACCCCGGCGTGGGTTCTAACGGACAGGACGTTCCCTACCGGTTCCTCCCCTGCATGGTGGCAGGGTTGGCTTACATGCTGTCGATGAAGATCCCCGGAGCGGCGGAGCGTACGACCCTGCTGAAGGCGGAGTACAACGAGGCTTGGGATCTGGCGGCTGGGGAAGACCGCGAAAAGGCGGCGGTGCGGTTTGTCCCACGTGAGAGCTTCTTGGGTGGCTACTAATGCCGAACAGGTTTGCAAGTGGCAAGCACGCTATCGCTATGTGCGACCGGTGTGGCTTTCAGTACAAGCTGCGCCAGTTGAAGTCTATAGTGATCAAAACCAAGAACGTAAACATCTTGGTTTGTCCGGAGTGCTGGGAGCCGGATCAGCCGCAGTTATCACTTGGTTTATATCCCGTGGACGACCCGCAGGCTTTGCGGAATCCAAGGCCGGATACAAGCTACTTCGAGATTGGTAATGACGGTGCCAACGGTAGCCGTGAGATACAATGGGGCTGGAACCCCGTAGGCGGGGCAAGAGCCGACGACGCAGGATTAACCCCTAATACTCTTGTAGGCCAAGGGCAGGTGGGGACGGTAACGGTCAGTACGACCTAGGAGATTAAGATGAAAGACGGAATGCGTAAGGTTGCAAGAGAAGAAGTGCGAGCGCACGAGTCTCGTATGCACAAGGGCGTTAAGAAAATGCGTGCTGGCGGCAAGACCAACAGCGAGATGAAGAAGTACGGTCGTGGTATGGCGAAGGTGATGAACCAGCGCAGCCCGATGCGTGGCTCTTCTGGCCCGAGGTAATTGCCATGAAAGATATGGGCAAGATCAAGAAGAACACCGAATTAACGGGGCGTAATGGCTACCCGGAGACGGACGTGAACAAGGGCGTCACGCACATGAAGATGAAGGGTGCGGGGGCTGCTACGAAGGGCACGAAGTTCGTGTCACAAATCAACCTTGAGAACAACTCCAAATACAGGTCTGGCTGGTCGCCGTGAACTACACGCAGCTTTCACAAGCAATTCAGGACTACTGTCAGTCCACGGAGGCTTCCTTCGTGGCAAACATCCCGAATTTTGTGCAGCTTGCAGAAGAGCGGATTTATAACTCCGTTCAGATCCCGGCTATTCGTAAGAATGTGACCGGTACGATGACCAACACGTTCCCGTACTTCCAGTTGCCGTCAGACTGGCTTTCGACCTTTTCGTTGGCCGTGATTGACCCGGTGACTGGCGAGTACGAGTATCTGTTGAATAAAGATGTGAACTTCATCCGTGCGGCGTATCCGCCCCCAAACAGTACGGGCAAGCCCAAGTACTATGCAATTTGGGATGACAACACGATGATTCTGGGACCGACCCCGGACTTAGCGTATACGGCTGAACTTCATTACTATTACTACCCTGTATCCATCGTAAACTACGGCACTTCGTGGCTCGGAGATAACTTTGAGTCAGTCCTGCTTTATGGCTCGTTGCGCGAGGCGTACACCTACTTGAAGGGTGAGCAGGACATGATGACGTACTACGAACAGAAGTATCAGGAGGCGTTGGGTCTCTTGAAGCGCCTTGGCGATGGCTTGGATCGTCAGGATGCGTACCGTTCCGGACAAGTGAGAGTACAGGTCACATGAGTTTTGTAGGTGGCGGAGAGATTGGTCAGGTTTTTGTTCAGACGACTGAACATCGGGGGCATACCCCGGAAGAGATTGCAGAGCGTGCAGTCAACAAAGTACTGCGGGCTCAGAATGAGGTTGAGTTAAAACAGGTCCTGATAAAGTACCTGCAAGAAGCGCAGAATTCCGAACGGATGAATGCACGGCGTAAATTGATTGACAATGGTTTTAGTGACGCGGCGTCGCGTTTAGGAGACTGAAATGGCTATTACTCAGGCAATGGCGACTTCGTTCAAGGTTGAGATCCTTGACGGAATCCACAACTTTGGTACCGGCGTTATCCGCGCCTCGACGGCTGCGGATGTGTTTAAGCTGGCCCTGTTCACTTCTTCGGCTACGCTGAGCGCGGCTACGACTGCGTATAGCACCACGGATGAAGTGTCTTCGTCTGGCACGAACTATCCCGCTGGTGGTTTGACGCTGACGATTTCGCAGGTGCCGACTTCGAGCAGCACGACGGCTTTCATCGACTTTGATGATCTGACGTTCCCGAGCGCCACGATTACGGCGAACGGTGCGCTGATCTACAACGCGACCCAAGGCAATAAGGCTGTTGCGGTACTGGCGTTCGGCGGTGACAAGACCTCGACTGCTGGTAACTTCACCATCCAATTCCCTGCCGCTGCTGCTTCGACGGCGATCCTCCGAATCGCTTAATTAGGCAATAGCCGTGGCAGGCGTAATTGTCGCCTTCGACGGTTGGAACGCTTCTGGCGTAGGCTGGGGCGAACAAGGTTGGGGCGAAGGTGTTGGCAATCTTACTGCGACAGGTGCGGTAGGAACTGTCTCGCTTTCTACTGACCAAGTAATAGTTATTACTGGCCTAGAGGCGACAGGACAACTTGGCATTGTATTTGTAGTTACGGATCAAGTTTTAGCCGTTACCGGCGTTGCGGGTACGGGGCAGACTGGTGATGTAACGGTAGATACTACTCAGTACGTACTGGTCACAGGTGTTGAAGCTACGGGCGAATTGGGCGATGTAGCAGTCATCGCTAATTCCGTTATTGTTAAAGAAGTCGGCGTCGATGCTACCGGGGAACTTGGCACTGTATTTGTAGTTACAGATCAAGTTCTTGCCGTTACCGGGCTTGAGGCTATAGGCGAGCTAGGCGATGAGATCGTCGTTGCCACGGCGGTAGTAATAGAAGACGGTGTTGAAGGTACGGGAGTTTTGGGGACTATATCCGTCGTCACGGATCAAGTTCTCGCTGTAACAGGAGTTGCAGCCACCGGGCAGATCGGCACTGTATCTATATTTATTACTACCGCTGCGGACGTTACTGGGGTATCCGGTACTGGGCAGCTTGGTACGGTAACAGTTGGCGCGGACGCTCCGTTTGCAGTAACCGGAGTAGCAGGTACTGGACAGCTTGGCGATGAAGTTATTGTTGCTACAGCCGTTGTAATTGAGGACGGCGTTCAGGGCGGCATAATACTTGGAACTGTTTCGTTAGTGCTCGATTGTGTCTTCCCGGTTACGGGGGTTGGGGCAACGGGCGAACTAGGAACCGTAACTCAAAATTCCGTCTATTTGGTGACGGGCGTGGCAGCGACCGGAGAACTCGGTACTGTGCACGTAAGGCAGGATAGAATAGTAATTGTGACCGGGGTTTCTGCAACAGGTAATATCGGGTCTCAGTCGCCCGCAGTGAACGTATGGGGTCTGATTAATACTAACCAGAGCGCGAACTGGACCCAAATCGCGGCGTGAGGTAATTAAATGAGCACATACTCAACTAATCTGGCTCTTGAACTCATCGGTACCGGTGAGCAGGCCGGTACTTGGGGTAACACGACCAACACGAACCTTGGCACTCTGATTGAGCAAGCCATCTCGGGTTATGTTACTCAGGCCGTCGCCACGGGCACGGACACTACTCTGACCATCCCGAACGGTGCTACGGGCGTTGCTCGTAACATGTATATCGAACTGACGGGGACGGGCGGCACCAATACGAACCTGATTGTTCCTGCGAACAAGAAGCTTTACTTCATCTACAACAACGCTTCAGGCGCTGTGACGGTGAAGGTGTCGGGCCAGACCGGTGTATCGGTTGCGGCAGGCAGGAAGCTTCTTCTGGTTAGTAACGGCACAGACATTGTTGAAGCGACGAGCTACATCACGAGCGGCGGCGCGATCAGCTTTGATAGTTTGTCGGTTACGAACCTGACGGCGACTTCTGGCACGGTTACGACCCTTGCTTCTACGTCGGCCAATATCACTACGCTGACCGGAACAAGTGCAAACATCACCACGATGTCCGGCACGACAGCTACGTATACGTCAGCCACGGTCTCAAACCTGAGTTCAACCTCAGCCAATATCAGCACGCTGACGGGTACAAACTGGTCGGCTACGAGCCTGACGTTGTCGAATGCTCTTACGAGAGCGCAAGGCGGTACAGGGATTTCTACTGCTCCGACAGACGGACAGGTCCTGATCGGCAACGGCTCTGGCTATACCCTGTCTACGATTACGGCAGGGTCGGGCATCATTGTCACCAACGCAACGGGCAGTATTTCAATCTCTGCTTCGGCTTCTGGCGGTGGGCTTCCGACGATGAACGTCGTGACGGGAACTACTCAGGCAGCAGTGGCAAGTAATCAGTATGTATTGACCAATGCAGCGACAACGACGGTAACTTTGCCTGCTTCACCTGCCGCTGGGGATACGGTTTATATAACGGTACTAAATAGATTGACTACGAATGTTGTGGCGCGTAATGGACAAAATATTCAGGGACTCGCTGAAAATTTAACTCTGGATGCCCCTTACGCATCAGCGCAACTTCGCTTTTCTGACGCAACTAGAGGATGGGTTTTGACATGAGCGTTTATTCACAATTCAACACGATGCCGACTAACCCTCGTGCAGTGCAAGTTATTACCTCTACACAAAACTGGTCTCCTCCCGCATCAGGCTGGGTCAATTTTGTTGCCATAGGCGCTGGCGGTGGCGGTACTGGTGGGTACAACCTATATGACTATGGCGGGACCTTTTCCGGTAGTTCAGGGGGTAGAGGTGGCGCTGCTGGCGGGCTTGCTATCAAATCGATTTATGTAACTAAAGGGCAGTCTTATACGATCACTATAGGCGCTGGTGGCGCTGGCGCGACGAACGGAAATAACGCTGCTACTGGTGGATCTACTACCATAGTAGGTCCCGGTATCAGTCTGACAGTTACTGGCGGGGCCGGAGCTAATAAAAACGTTGCCTCTGTTGGTGGCACCGTAGTAAATACAGCAAACGCCACTTACGATTTTTATGCACAAGGTGGTGGCGCAAATAGTTATGGCGGAGGCGCTGTAGCACTTTATGGAAATACTGCATTTGCAACTTCTAATACTGCACAGGGTGCAGGCACAGGGAGTTCATCAGGTTACGGGTTCCCGGCTGCATTAGGGCCTAACGGTACACCTAAAATTCCTGCGGTGTCTTCCGAAGGTGGATTAGTACCGGCTGCTGCTACTGCCGCTCAATCCGCTGCAAATTCTGGCGGTGCAGGAATGAGTAACTACGTAAGCGGTAATAGTTATATGGTTACTCAAGCATCTGGTTCTGGAGCATTCGCTGGTGGAACTCAATCTTACGCCGAGGGATATTTGTATAACTACGGTGCCGTTTCGATTTCACGCGGCGGTATTCCGGGCACTGGAGCCGGCGGCGGAGGCCCTTATTCGTCTACAGTGACAGATTATGCTAATACTCAAGCATATGTGTCTGCTGAAGGTAGTGCCGGCGGCGCTGGATGCGTAATTGTGGAGATCCTCTAATGGAGAACGTATACGAAGTTTTTTCAACTAGTGGCGTATCTCTTGGGATAATCGTTGCCACAGAAGAAGTGGTAAATGCTAAATATCCGGGGCGGTACGTTTTTATTCGGGAAAATAATACTATCCCCCCTGTAATAATTAGTCAGGAATTTAAAAAACGGTTTACAGAAACGGAACTTACTGCCCTGACTAATTTCGTTGCTGCGACTCAAAAGACATGCCTTAAAAATCTTTTAACGGCACTCGATACCGTTGACGCAGAGTATGTTTTTGGAAATGAACCTGCTAATAAAGATAAAACGGCAGCGATTGCAGCAAACATACTTACTGCGGAGCGAGCCGACATTGTATTTAGTACGCATGTGACCCCCGCTGAATCGCCGTTTTATTAAGAGGGCGCTGCTATGATGACTCTCGTCAGTACGTTTCTGTCATTTCTGGCAGGTGGCTTGCCTAAAATTTTGTCGATCTTCCAAGACCGGCAGGATAAGAAGCATGAGCTTGCTCTCGTTGCTGCCCAGAAAGAACGCGAGTTGGCTTTGGCCGAGCGCGGCTTCATAGCACAGGCACGGGTAGAAGAGATCAAGCTGGAGCAGATACAGACACAGACGGCTGCCGAGGAGCGTCAGGCGCTTTACCAACACGATGTCGAAATCGGCAAGGGTGCAAGCCAGTGGATGATCAATCTGCGCGCTTCGGTGCGTCCGGTCGTGACTTACATCTTTGTGCTGGAACTCGTGGCGCTGAATGTCGCAGGGGTCTGGTATGCCTACACCACGGGCATCCCGTTTGCGATTGCAATGGAGAATGTTTTCTCGGACGACGAGATGCTGATTCTGAGTTCAATCATCGCCTTTTGGTTCGGGACACAAGCATTCCAGAAAAAGGGATAAGCGGTGAAGGTCAGCCCCGCCGCTATCCAGATGATCAAGCATCACGAGGGGGTAAGGACAAAACCTTACCGCTGTCCGGCGCTGCTTTGGACGGTTGGCGTCGGCCATGTGATTGATCCTACCCACGCGGCAGTAAAATATGAGGAGCGGAAGAATCTACCGATACCCGCAGGCTGGGATCGCGTCCTTTCGGTGGGAGAGGTGGATGCGCTTCTTGCTGAAGACCTTCGCAGGTTTGAGCGTGGTGTTCTTCGACTTTGCCCTGCTTCTGCTGGCAATCAGGGAATCTTCGATGCTCTCGTATCTTTTTCGTTCAATGTCGGACTAGGCAATCTCCAGAGATCTTCTCTCCGGATGAAGACCAATCGGGGCGACTTCGACGAGGCGGCTGACGAGTTCCTGAAATGGACGAAGGCGGGTGGTAGAGTACTGCCGGGATTGGTTAAAAGGCGCAACGACGAACGTGCGTTGTACCTGTCGGGAGTACGGTAATGCCCTTACAAAGAGTCGATTTCAAACCCGGCGTCAATCGAGAAGTCACCAATTACGCTGGCGAGGGCGGCTTCTTCACCGTAGACAAGGTGCGGTTCCGTGGTGGCTACGCCCAAAAGATCGGTGGCTGGACCAACATTTCGTCCATCGGTAGTACATTTAAAGGCGTCGCCCGGTCACTCTGGAACTGGACCCTCCGCACTGGCTTGACCATGCTTGGCGTGGGTACCAATCAGAAGTTCTACGTGGAATCGGGCGGCGAGTATCACGACATTACCCCGCTGGCCTTTTCGGGCGTCATTACTCAAAACCCAATCCGGACAACCTCTGGCAGCAAGCAAATTGCCATTACCTCGACAGGGCATGGCGTATCAATCGGTACGTACGTTAACTTCTCCGGTGCGTCGGCTGTAGGCGGTATCACTGTCAGCGGGCAGTACGAAGTCATCGCGGTAGAAAGTTCCGATTCGTTTGTCATTCTTAGCTCTACTGCGGCGTCCTCATCCGCGACTGGGGGCGGCTCTCTTGTTGTCGGTCAATACGATATCGACGCGGGTCCTGCAGTTTATACGAGCACAGTCGGTTGGGGCGGGCCTCCGTGGAGTTCTGGCGGCTGGGGGTCTAACACCCCTGCGGGTCTTGCTTTGCGCCTATGGTCACAATTTAACTACGGCGATGATCTGGTCTTCGCGGAGAACGGCGGAGATCTTTATTACTGGACTGCTGATCCAACCACATGGTCTCGCGCCATGACGCTGGAGGCCAAGGCTAACTCCGTAGAGAAGTTCGCTACGGTTGCCACCGCTGCTTCAGGTTCCGTCACGTTGGTCGTGGCTGACGCTACGGGAATCAATACTGGCGCAATTGTTACGGGTAGTGGCATCGTCTCGGGCGCATATGTGCTCTCTACATGGGACGGCAGCACGTCAGTCACTATCTCGGCGGCTACTACGTCTTCTCTGACGGCTACAAACATTTCGTTTAGCTACGCTGGTCGGCACGTACCAAACAAGACCAACCTGATCATTGACTCGCCGGTTGATGACTTCACGATCTGCTTTGGTGCAAACCCATACGATCCGACTAATTTCATTACAAGTTTTGACCCGTTGCTGATTCGTTGGTCGGATGCAGACAATCCGTACGAGTGGGTACCGGAGGTTACGAATCAATCTGGTGAACAGCGTCTGGCTAACGGCTCTAAGATCGTAGCGGCAACGACGGCGCGTCAAGAAATTATTCTTTGGACTGATACTTCTGTGTACTCCATGCAGTACCTTGGGCCTCCGTTTGTCTTTGGCTTCACGCTCCTTGATCAAGACATTTCTGTGGCTTCGCAGAATTCGGTCATCAACGTCAACAATGCCGTGTACTGGATGGGAACGGACAAGTTCTACGTCTATGACGGTCGCGTGAACACTTTGCCTTGCACCATTCGTCAACATGTCTACAGCACGCTGAACAAGGACCAGATTGCTCAAGTTGTCTGCGGGAACAACGAGCCATTCAGCGAAATCTGGTGGTTCTATCCGGGCACCGGCAGCACCGTTAATGACCGGTTTGTGATCTATAACTACCTTGATAACGTCTGGTCGTACGGTAATTTAAGTCGTACTGCGCTATCGCCTCAGACAATTCGGGATAACCCACAGATGGCATTTAGCGTTCAGTCGTCTTATCTTGATACGGATATCAACGCTTCCATTACGACCATCACGCTTGTCGATGCTTCGTCCTACCCACGCGCAGGTACGATTGTTATTGACTCAGAGAAAATTACGTACACCGGTATCACCAACAACACTCTTACCGGATGTGTACGTGGCGCGAACGGGACGACGGCTGCTTCTCATACGGCCTACACGCCTGTGACCCTACCGGCTCCAAACCAAGTTATGTATCACGAGGTTGGCTGGGACGATGTGTCTACGGGCACAGCGGAGCCGATTGACTGCTTCATTGAGTCGTCAGACTTTGACATTGGTGACGGGCACAACTTTGGGTTTGTCTCGCGCATCATACCGGACATAAAGTTCTTGGGGTCAACGGTTACTAATCCGTCCCTGACGATATCTGTCCTGTCGCGTAACTACCCCGGCTCTGCTTACAGTACGCCGGATATAAATCAGGTCAACGCGACGGCGGTTCTGCCGTACGAGATCTATACGGAGCAGTTATTCACTCGTGTCCGTGCGCGTCAGATGTCGGTACGGGTTGGCTCTTCAGGGCTTGGCGTGTCGTGGCAGATGGGTGCCCTGCGTCTTGATATCAGGCCGGATGGTCGCCGGTAATGACAACTCCTCGCGGTGTAGTGCCGCCCAATTTGCCGATTGCGCTCAAGGAGTACAATCAGCGCAGCACAGAGCAGTTCAACAATGTTCTGCGCCTGTACTTTAACCAAGTATCAAACCGGATTAACGCACCGGTCCCACACGCTTCGTATTTTGACACCACGACACAGACGAATCCCGTAGCCAATACAACCAATCTTTTTACGTACAACTCGGTAGTTTCGGATTACGAAGTCACTCGCGGGACGCCAACCTCCAAGATCTACGTAGCCAATACGGGGGTCTATAACTTTCAGTTCTCGGCGCAGTTGGATAAGACCGGCGGTAGCGCAAGTGCTGTCTATATATGGCCTCGTATCAACGGGGTAAATGTCCCAGACTCGGCTACCAAGGTTGTCATTGACGGTCCGAACAGCGAGATCGTGGCTGCTTGGAATTTTGTGCTGGTTATGAAGGCAAACGACTACTTTGAGTTGGCTTGGGAGTCTTCAGACACCGCTGTGGTCATCCCATACGTACCGATCAATAACATCCCATCTATCCCGTCTATCATCCTGTCGGTTACGTGGGTATCGAACTACGGCTCAGCTATTTATCAGGCTGCTACATGATAGTATTTAAACAACTTTTCCCCACGGGGGGTTTATGAATCAGCGATATCCTGCGGCGGGGCTTGCGTCCCTTGTAGCCGCTCAAGGCCGTGGACCTGACTCAACTCTAGTCCACATGACTCCTGCCGAAGTACGAAGCCTGCAGGAATTTGCACGTTCCCAAGGTATGGAACTGCCGGTCAATCCTCAGACCGGAATGCTTGAAGCAGGTGTGCTGGACACCATCATGCGGTTCTTCACAAGCGCAGGGCGTGTTCTAAAAGATGTTGGCACGGCTGCCATTCAGAACCCACAAGTAACGGGGCTTTTGGCTGGCACAGCTTACGGCGCGATCAAGGGTGACCTGCAGAAGGGGCTTGAGGCCGGTATGAAAGCCTACGCCGGAGCGACCGTGCTGGGTGGTATCCCTTCCGTGGCTAGGGGGATGGATCGTCGAGCCGCAGAAAACTATGCCAAGAGCATTGGCATGGAAGGAGACAAGGACACTATTGAAGGGTTCTTGAGCAGTGTTCCGGCACGTAGTTTAAATCTCCCGCAGACGGTAACTCAGCAACCTCAAGCGGGTGGAACTGCTCAAGGTGGTCCGGGGGGCATTTTCAGCGCACAAAACCCACTTATGCAGGCTATTGCCCTGTACGGAATTGATCGTGCGGAGCGTAAAGCGCAAGCCAAGAGTATGCCGACCGCTGAGCCTCAGACGTATATCCCTGCTACATTTAGTTGGGGACAGGTCAACCCGCGACGTGGCGAACCGGGACAACCATACTTTATTGGTGGGGGTTACACTGCCGGGGCACCGACCACGCAGTTCCCGGATTACACACGTCCGACTATACCGGCTGGGCAGGCACCACCCGGTCAGGCACCACCTAGGCAACCTCCACCGGGACAACCTAATCAGCAGCTACCCCGACAGCCGGGGCAGTTTGGCTTTAGAAACCCGTCTGAGCCTGAGCAAAAAACTGCTATGGCTAAGGGGGGCGTGGCCGCATCTTTTGCTGAAGGTGGAGAAACGGACACCGAAGAACAACGGAGGCGGAAGTATTTCGAGAATCTCCGCCCTTTCGCTCCCGCCCTGACTGATTGGTATCGCACTGACGCTTCAAGCGTTGGGTCAGTTCAGGGCGTAGATCCGTATAACCGCGATCCGCTTACCCGCCTTACTCAGCCCACTCCTCGCGGGGTGGGTACGGGTATTGGCTCCCTTCAACCTTATGACGAGAGTCTTGCTGAGTGGTACAGGTCGCTACTTGTGCCGCCGGTTGGCCGCCCAGCTATAGACTCGACTGATTATTACAAACGAGGCCCGGCTTCTACTGCGCGACCCATCTTCGGTCCAGTGCCGACATTCGCACCCGAGACTGTGGCTCCGCCGCCCCCGCCGCCCCCGCCTCCTCCACCCCCGCCACTTAGTTGTTCGCCGGGGTTTGAATTCAATCCTAGAACGGGCCAATGTGAGCCTGTACGGCCTACGCCGCCGCCAACTCAACAACCGGTTACTTGCCAAGACCTTGGCTATCCTCCGGGGTACGATTACAACGCGCAAGGTGAGTGTGTTGCTCCCCCTGAGACCCCGTCTCCGCCCACTCCTACGCCTTCTGTAGGACCCTTTACTTGCCAAGACCTTGGCTATCCTCCGGGCTATGACTTCAACGAAAAGGGCGAGTGTGTTGCTCCCCCTGAGACCCCGTCTCCGCCCACTCCTACGCCTTCTGTAGGACCCTTTACTTGCCAAGACCTTGGTTATCCGCCGGGGTATGACTTTGACGAAAACGGTGAATGCTCACCGCCGCCTGAGACTCGGGAGCCGCCTAGAACACCGTTCCCGCCGGTTTCTTTTGAGCCTCCTGTTGAGACTCAGCCGCCTGATCCTACGCCTGATCCGAAGACGGGTGAGTGTCCGAGCGGGTGGTATCGCAACGCAGCGACTAACATTTGTATTCCTTACCCGCGACAAGGTTTCTGTCCGCCGGGCTGGTACTTTGACCCGTTCAAGTTGGGTTGCGTTAAGTACTTTGATCCGACAATTGGCGACCCGACTCCGGGCTGGCCGGGCACAAGTATGCCTCCGTCGCCGCCACCGCCGATAAAGGGCATACCTAATTGTGGTAAGGGGTTTAAAGAAGGCCCCACGGGCGAAGGCTGCGTACCCGAAGAGATGGAAATTATTGAGATAGGCGAACGAGAAACTTGCCCAGAAGGATATTCACGGCAGGGTTCCGTCAAAATTGAAGCTGGTCCAGACGCAGGTAAAACGCGCAGTTTCTGCGGAAAAATGCCGGACATGACTTCAACTCCAACTCGCGTACCAAAAAAGCCGGACGGTACGTGCCCTGCTGGGTACCAACCTGAAATTGCACAGGGCGGTTATACGGGTGGATGCATCCTGCAGTCCTACGTTGATGAACAAGACCGCGATGGTGGCGATGGCGGAGATGGCGGAGATGGTGGAGATGGTGGAGATGGCGGCGGTGGCGATGGCGGCCAACCTTTCTATAAAGTTTGTCCGGGCGGATCGGTTGTAGCAATTGGAGACAAGTGCCCGACTGTCACCGTGGAAGAAGAAGACATTTGCTGGGGTCCGCGTGGACCTTATCCAAGACATCCTGAGTATGGCTGCGGTAGACCCCCTGATGAAAAAGGCGCAGCAGGAGGCTATGTGAAGAAAGGTAAGATCAAAAAGAAAAAGTATCAGGCTGGTGGTATCGCCTCCCTGACCCGTGACCCCAGTCTTGGCGGAGCCGTGAATCCGATGGACGGATACAACTTTGGCTTTGCCTCTGGTGGTATGGCGCAGATGCCGGAATATCGCGCTGGTGGTAAGCTCCTGCGTGGTGCAGGGGACGGTATGTCGGACGATATTCCTGCTGTTATTCGCGGGAAAGGTGTTCAGCGTGCTGCACTAGCTGACGGCGAGTTCGTCATTCCTGCCGATGTGGTATCGCACCTTGGTAACGGCTCGACTGAAGCAGGAGCCAAGAAGTTGTACAAGATGATGGAACAGATTCGCCGTGCACGGACGGGTAAGAGTAAGCAGGCCCCTCGCGTGAATCCTGACAAATACCTGCCGCGTATCTAACGGAGACTGGCATGTCAACAGCACCTACTTCGACTGAAACAATCAGCACTACGATCCCGTCTTGGGCAAAAGAACTTTCCCAGCGGATGTTGGGATTTGGTGCTGCGCTGACATTCCCGAAACAGCGGATCGATCCTGCAACGGGGCAGCCGATGAAAGATTCGGCGGGCAATCCGATTCTTGAGACAGGGTTTCAGCCTTACGCTGGTGAGCTTGTCGCAGGGGAAAGCCCTCTTCAGAAGCAGGCTATTTCTGATATCTCGCGGATGCAGGTTGCGCCGCAGACCTCGCAGGCTACAGGCTTCACCGGTCTGGCTGCTTTGCAGGCACAAGACTTAGCGCGGTACCGCCCGCTTTCAAGCCGTAGGGAGTATTACCAGTCTCCGTTTACTCAGCCGGAAGGACTTAGTCCTTACATGTCGCCCTACATGCAGGGCGTAGTTGAGCAGCAAAAGAAACAGGCAATCGCGGACTATGGACGGCAACTTCCGGGCGTCGCTGCGGCTGCTGCTCGTGCTGGAGCGAAAGGCGGTACGCGTGAGGCGTTGGTTCGCGCCGAAGGGCAGCGTGGTTTAAATGAGCAGTTGCAGACCATTCAGGCAACCGGACTTCAAAACGCGTATCAGCAGGCGGTTCAGCAGGCAGCCCAAGATGCTCAGCTTCGCGCTCAGTACGGTCTGGCTGGCACGCAATTAGGTGAGCAGTCTCGTCAGTTCGGTGCAGGTCTTGGTCTGCAGGGGCTTCAGCAGCAGTTGGCCGCAGCCGGTCAGTTGGGTCAGTTGGGTCAGCAGCAGTTCCAGCAACAGTCAGGCATCCTCCAGCAGCAGTTGGGCGCAGGCGCTCAGCAGCAGGCACAGAAGCAGGCGGAGTTGTCGTCTGACTATCAACGCTTCATCGACGAGATGACGTACCCGTACAAGCAGTTGGAGTTCATGTCGAACTTGCTGCGCGGCATCCCGACTGGTGATAAAACGATTAGCACGTACTCGGCCCCGCCCAGTACGATTGGTATGCTGACGGGTATAACGGGCGGGTTAGGTGGACTGTTTGGCGGATTGGGGAAATAAACCATGATTGGACCGGTAAGCACCACAGGGCAGGCCATGATGCAGTCGTTGCAGAACGCGATGGCTAAAGGTATGCCCGCAGAACAAGCGATTGCCTACGTCAAAAGTTTGGCGATGGATGGCATTGCTCCGCTTACCGATCTGTACGCAATGATGATGCAGTTCCAGCGTTTAAAGCAGCCCTCGCGTCGTCCCCCTGAAGGCGGCAGCATCCGTGAAAACATGGCGATGCTTAATCAGGCCCCGCAGGATGAAGGAATTAGACAAGCTGCTGGCGGCGGACTAATGCGCGACCCGATGTCGATGGGCCTTGGTGGTATGAATGCTGGATCGATGGAGAACCCGTCATTCGCTGGTGGCGGCATCGTGGCTTTCCAACAGGGCGGTGGAGCACAGACTCAGCCCGCACAGAATCAGGGCTTTACCCCGGAGCTTTACGGCGGCCCTGTTCCGCAGTTCAAGACCTATGACGAAATGGCGGAGTTCTACAACAAGCAACTGCAAGACCCAAGATTCGTCCAGCAAGAGATGGCTCGCCGTGAAACTTTGGCTCGTGAGCAGGGTTTGGGCGAGTTTGGTCAGTCGTTTGAATTGCGCGAAGACTTGTTGGAAGAAGACAAGAAGCGTGCTGAGACCGTAGCGGCTGAAGAGGCTGGCTACGATGAAGATGAGTACTGGGGCGATGTTGCTGATCAAGCTTCTAAAAGCGGCGCTACGCTACTGACTTCACTTGCCAAGGCCCAGAAGGGCAAAGCTTCGCGTAAGCGTGCGACGGCAGAGAAAGCCCGACAGGCTATCCGCGAGGCCAAGACCACTGAGATTCTGCTGGAGCAGGCTCGTGAGGCTGAGAAGGCTGGCCGACTCAAAGAAGCTGAAGCCCTCCGTGCGAAGGCCGCTGAAAGTGCTGCGTCGGCGCGTAAAGATGCGCTTGAAGCTAAGGTCAAGGAGGCAGACAATAAGTATTCTCGCGATACTCAGCTTATGGTCGCGCAGGTTCAGAAGAATCCGACCGGGCGTGAAAAAGTTTTGGCAGATTTGTCAGCGCAGCTTTCTAAACTAGACCCCGGTTCACCTGAGTATATTAAGGTCAAGACCCGGTATGACGCGATTGACAAGTCAATTGCCACGGCGAACATTCGTGCTGGCGCAAAACCCAATCCTGCAGATATGCAGAAGTTGAAGGATCTGGGCGCTCAGTTAAAACTGATGACGTACCTTCCTGCGGACAATAAAAATAAAATGAATATTGAGAGCCAGTACAACGCGCTATATGGCAAGTTGACGAGAAGTGGCGTCAATCCAGAAGATATTGAAAGCGAGTTAGGAGCAGGTCAGCAAGGCGGGGCTAATAACGATCCGTTAAATCTTCGTTAAGATACCGCCATGCCGTCTCTTGCAGAAATCAGACAGCAATACCCGCAGTATCAGGATCTGTCCGACGAACAACTTGCGCGTGGGCTGTACAACAAGTACTACAGCGACATCCCGTATGAGGAGTTTGCGAGCAAGATCGGCTTGCAGCCTCCAAAAGAAGAGTCGGGATTCCTGCGTCAAGCTCTTGACGTTCCTGTACAAGCCGCAACCGGTATAGCGACTGGCGTACGTCTGATTGCCGATTCGTTCGGTGCAGATAACCCAGTCTCACAGAATATCCGTGGGGTCGAGGACTACCTGCAGGGACTGCTGAGCGCCCAAGCCAAAGATGACCAGCAAGAAATTGCTAGGATCATGAAGGCTGCAGAGGATCAAGGCATAGGGGCTAACCTTCGCGCAGCGTTGGAAGCTTTTGCCACGGCACCGGTTGATTTGATCGCGCAGGCTGCAGGCACTGCCGTCCCAACGATTGCGGGTGGTCTTGCCGCACAGGCACTTAAAGCCCCGGCGCTTCTGGCTTCGACCGGTGTTGGCGCTGTCATGGGTGCAGGCACCGTCAAGAGTTCGATTTACGATGAGGTCAAGCAGACGCTGACTGACCTTGGTGCGTCACCTGAAGAAGCCGAAAAGAAGGCGGTGTTAGCCCAAGAGTACGGCGGCGAGAACCTTGATCAGATCCTGCTGGGTACCGTGATTGGCGGTGCTGCTGGTCGCTTCGGTATCGAGCCTGCGGTTGCCAAGCAATTGGCTGGCAACATTACTCAGAAGAATCTTGTTAAGGCTGGTCTGGAGGAAGCTGCACCTGAAGCCCTTCAAGCCGCGCAAGAGCAAGTGGCTCAAAACGTTGCCCTGCAGCGTGAAGGCGTCGATGTCCCCACATTCCGAGGTGCAGTTGGTGCGGGTGCACTAGAGGCAATAGCAGGTGGGTTCCTTGGTGCTGGGGCTGAAGCAGCCTCACGTCGATTCCGTCCTGAAGCACCTGTAGCCGAAGAACCTGCGCCAGAAGGGGAAGCCCCTCCGACAGTACCTACCACTGAAGCCGCGCCTGTTGATGAAGAGCGGGCCAAGCTACTCGCTGATATTGAGGAAGTAGACGAGGCGGCGGCAGACGAAGAAAAGAAGAAGTTTGAAGAGACTGTCCAGAAAGTCACTGAAGGCGAGACTGGCACTGCTTTGAACATCGCCCGCACTAAAGTGCAAGAGTCGGGTAAGACTGCTGCGCCGTACATCATGAACGCCGTAAACGCCTACCTCCCTGAAGGTATGGAACGGATTACGATGTCTCAGGCCAGCCAGATCCGTAAGCAGTTGGTCGATGAAGGCGTCATCCAAGGTAAAGACAAAGTTCGTAAGGCCGCAGTTACTGAACAAAAAGTTGAGCCTATCGAAGTAGTCAAACCCGCAGAGACGGTTCGTGTTTACCACAGCGGATCACAGGGCGAAGGAGAGACCGGACGTTGGGCTTCTACTGATAAAGAGTACGCCAAGAATTACAGGCCGGACATGCCGCTGTTTTATACAGACATACCTGCGGATGACCCGAGAGTACGTAATCTTGACTACCCAGAGCAGGGTATAAAACAGGGCTTTACGTTTAATTTTGAATTAACACCCGAAGAAGCTACGCGATTAAAACCCGTAGAGACGGAGGTTAAAGATGTATCCGCCGCAGATGCACGAGTTGCTGCAGAAGCTAAGTCTGAAGAACTTGGAGAGCGCACTAGAGTACCTGTATCTGGAGCAGCAGTGGCCGGAGCTAGACCCGCCCGTCCCAGAACAAGAGTCTCTGAGAAAGTTATCGACTCAAGAGTGGCGCTTACTCCTGATACTGCTGAACGGATTGATGCAGGAGAAGAGTCAACTCCCCCTGCACTGAAGACTAAGACGGTCGAAGCCCCGCAGGAGAAGTACGATTCCTTGGAGCGCAGGCTTGAGGGCTTGCGTAACGCCGGACGCATCACGCCAATTCTGCTGAATCGTATCCGTACTCAACTCAAGCAGGGTAATCCGCTTACTAACCCGGAAGGGTACGAGCCTGTATTGAAGCAGGCCGATGAGATCATCAGTCGGTTTGAAACTGTTGCTGAAGGCATAGAGTCTGGCGAGTCGGCAGCGGGTATTGACCTCCGCACGCGGCAGTTAAAGCAGCAAGAGCAAGTCGCTCTAGAGAGAGCGCAGCGCCAAATTGAGCAAGATCGTATTGCCGATTCGTTGCGAGATCAGTACGACCGCGCCCGCACTGAAGAAGAGATTCTACCGAAGCAAGCTCGTAGGCTCCGTCAGGCTTTGGAGAGTAATGATCTTAAGTCTGTAACTCAGATGCTCGTTGAGCCAGCGTCTGCGGTGGATGCCTACCCGAAGAAGGCGGAAAAGTATCGCCCCATCTTCACGTCAGTTGCACGAAAGCTAAACCAAACGGACTTCTCCAACGTCCGTGTCGTGACTGAAGCAACGCCGGGCGCAGACCTCAAGGTATTCAAACGACTCAAAGATGAATTTAAATTAGCTGAATACGACCCAGCTAATAACACGATGTACGTACGCCGCGACAAGGTGTACTCCAACAACATCATGCACGAGCTTATTCACGCAGGCTCGGTGCAGACAATTCGGCAATACGAACTCGACAAGAGCAAACTGACTGACGAGCAGCGACTGGGTGTAGAAAGGCTGATTGGTCTCTATGACTTCGCGCAGACGCAGGCGGGCGATGTTTCTCTTGTGCGCGAGTTCCCCGAAGCGTTCGACAACGTTTACGAGTTCTTAGCCTACGGCCTGACAAATGCAGCGTTCCAGTCACGCCTTGCGCGGATCGAAGTATCCATGCCTGTTGGGCGCAAGAACATTTGGACCGAGTTTGTCAAAGCGGTTGCGAATCTGTTCGGGTTGGACTTCAAGTCGGTCGGTGACGCGTCTGCGCTAAGTGAACTCGGCCAAGCCTTCAGCGAAGTCCTCGCAGCCCCCACTTCTCAGGGGGTAACTGGTGTCAGTCCTCTGGCTGGACGAGAGCG